TAGTGATTATTTCGATATTACTGAACATACATTAGAGTGTAAGAACGGTTCCAAGTTCTTATTTTATGGAGCTAAAAACTATCAGTCTTTTAAATCACTTCAAGGAATAGATTTAGTTTTTGTAGATGAAGCAACAGAACTAAGTGAAAAAGCTTGGGAAGCATTAATACCAACAATCAGAACTGATAACTCTAAGTTCTTAATTGCATTCAACCCAGACAAATTAGATGATTGGTGCTTTGATAATTTTATAACAAATAATCATCCAAGAGCTTATGTAACTAAACTAAACTATCCAGATAATCCATACTTTCCAGAAGTTCTTAAAGAAGAAATGGAATATGATAAACAAAAAAATTATCCTAAGTATTTAAATATTTGGGAAGGAAACATAAAAGAAACTGGAGAAGATGCTTTATTTAAGTATGAGCATATTAAGAAAGTTCCAGCAGAAAGAGAACTTGAAATATATTCCAATATGGACAGAACGTTTGATAAGATTGTTGTTTCAATTGACCCATCTGGTTCCTCAAACTCTACAAGTGATGCCTGTGGCATAATGGTTGTAGGAAGGTTTGAGAAGACTGATGAATATTGTATATTAGAAGATGCAACAAAGATATGTAGTCCTTCAGAGTGGGTTAAGAAAGCAATCAGCTTATATTATAAGTATGATGCAAACTGTGTGTTGTATGAGAGCAATTACGGTGGAGACATTGTAGATAGCTTGATTAAGACGATAGATAATCGTGTAGCTATTAAATCAGTAAGAGCTAAGAAAGGGAAAGCTTTAAGAGCAGAACCTGTAGTGGCCTTATATGAGCAAGGGAAGGTTCATCATTGCTCAGGACTTGGAATCTTAGAGCATGAGATGACTTCATATTGTGGTGGTAAGAACGAGAAATCACCTAATGCTTTAGACGCAATGGTTTATGGTGTTATGCATTTAGCAGGAAACAAAACAGAAATGAGTTCAACAACTTTCAAACTTTATTAATTTTTAACATGAGATTTATAAATCCCGAATCGTATATAATACTGAAAGGGATTTAGGAATGAGATTCTTAATTACCCTTTTTTCAGCACTTGTCAAGTTAAGTATAGAAAGGGAAAAAAAGATGATGAAAAAAGAATTAGTAAGATTAAATGAGAAGCAAGTAAGTTACAATGGATTAATATTTTATAAAGACGTTCAAGGTTACTATAGAAATAGAAAAGGTGGAGAAGTTAAATTACTTCATAGATATGTTTATCAAACTGAGATGGTTGTTGAGTTAGCAAAAGGTTATGTAGTACATCACATTGATGATAACAAAGAGAACAATGACTTAAGCAACTTACAATATATGACTGTTCAAGATCACATGCATTTACATGGTTCTACAAGATCAGCAGCAACTAAAAAGAAGATGAGTGATTCACAAAAGAGAGTTATGACTCAGGAAAAAAGAGATGCTGTATCTAAGTTTCATAAAGGTAAAACAGTTAGTAAAGAAACTAGATTAAAGATAATAGAAGCTAATACAAAACATGCAAATGGTGATGTATGGTTTAGAGATTCAGAGAATGAATACTACACAAAGATAAACGGAACTATTAAAAGAATCACATATAAAGAATACACAAACTATAACTTAGTAAGAGAAGGTAAATAAAATGTCAGAGAATAAACAGAATATTATAAACTTAATAGATAGTAACATTATAGCAGATGATAAAGTATTTGATAGTTATGTAGATCAATCAGTTATTAGATACATTAACCTACAGTTAGCAGATTTAAAGAAGTTAGCTAAAACATTTTAATACACAAACCTTAGTCAAACCGACTAAGGTTTTTTTTGGTTTAACGTGACGTATCTAATGTTATATAGTAATATATGAGATATGTAAAGGTAAAAGCAGTACAGTGGAGATTGGTGTAGTGGTAGCATGTTTGCCTTGGATGCATTTGACGAAAGTTCGATTCTTTCATCTCCGATAATAAAAATGGCTCGTTGGTCTAATGGCTACGATTTCGGATTGTCTCTCCGACGATAAGGGTTCGATTCCCTTACGAGTCGTACAATACATGTTTCCTTAGCTCTAATGGCAGAGCGAAAGTTTGTTAAACTTGGGGTTGAAGGTTCGAGTCCTTCAGGAAACGTACAAATAAACGCCAGCTTAGCTCAGTGGTAGCAGCGATTCCCTTGTAAGGAATAGGTCCTCGGTTCAATCCCGAGAGCTGGCTTAAAAAACGCATCTATAGTATAACGGATAATTATGGGACACTTCCAATGTTTAGACGTGAGTTCGATTCTCACTAGATGCTTAAAGAAAAAAAAGAATAGAAAAGAGAGTAATAGCCACAGCAATTTAAATCCTGTGGTTTTTCTATTTATATAGTTGTAAAGATAATATAGAAGGAGATAAAATGACTTTAGAACAAGCATCAGAAGAAGCTTATAAACTAACTGAAAAAGATGTTGCTTTATCAAATAAAAAAGTAATCAAAGAGTATAAGAAAGTCTTAGATGAAACAAATGTAAAAGTTGCAAAAGTCTATAATGATTATCTGTCTAATATAAATCCAGACGACTATTTATTTGAACTCACAAAAGGTAACAGACTTAGAAGACTTAACAGACAAGTAAATAATATAATTGCTAAGTCTATGAAAAAGATAGATAAATTGTTAATTGAAAGTTCTGAATTAGCTTTCACAAATAATTATTACAGGCAACAATACTTAGCTAATTTCTTCACAAAGAATAAAGCTATAAACAAAGTTAGCAAAAGCAAAATGAAAGCTTCTGTATTAGGAATAGCAGATGGTATAAGTGATCGTCAATTCTTACCTAAGTATGGAAAGCTAACAGATATATTAATTAAGAACAATCAACTAACAGGAAAAGGTATAAGCAACATTATACAGAATGGAATATCTCAAGGATTAACACCTAAACAAATGGAAACTAAAATCATTAAACAAATGAACGTATCTGTTAATAATGCTATAAGAATTAGTAGAACAGAAGCTAATAGAAATATGAATGCAGGAGCATATGCAAATTCATTAGAGTTACAGCAAACTGGAGAAGATTTCAAAAGACAGATAGTTTCTATAATAGATTCAGTAACTCGAGAACAATCAATTGAGGTTAATGGTCAAGTAGAAGATAGCAATGGTTTCTTTACATATCCAGGCGGAGTTCTTGTTAAAGTCCCTGGGAATAGTGGAGTATCTAAGTGGGACGTAAATGATAGAGAAGTTGTCGTATTAGTTCCAGTTGGTAAAGATAAAACTATAGAAGTTGGAACAAACCCAACTACAGGTAAAAATACAAAGATAAGCTTTAGAAATTTTAAATCATGGCTTAAAGGAAAATAAAAAATGATATTAGACAGTAATGATATTCAAAGATATGAATTAGTTCAGAAAAGAAAGCTACAAAGGATATCTGAGAATGAAGCATATGTTTTAGGGAAGAATCCTACAATATATAAGCAACCAATAGCAAAGACTCCTGACAATAGAATACCAGTTCCTCTAGCTAAATCAGCAGTAGAAGATATGACTGGTTATGCAGCAACTGTAGGAAACATTCAAATGAATTATGTTGCAGAATTAGATCTTACAGATCAAGAGACTGCAAAACTAGATGAATATAAATCATTAAATAAAAGAATATACAATCACAATGACGCAGACCTTGAAACATCTGAGTTATATTCACAGTCACTAAGTCAAGGAGAATCATACGAACTGTTTTGGGTATCAGATGATTTAGATTTAGAAAGTGGAATATTAACACCAGAATTTACAATGATTGATAACAGAGAGATTGTATTAGTATATGATAACAGCATTAAGAAAGCTTTATCAACAGCAATTAGATTTTGGAATGATACAGCAGGTATTAAACATGCAGATGCTTACTACGCTGGATTTATGCAATCATTCGTAAAGATAGAAGATAACGAAAAGAAAGATTTCTGGATGCGTAATGAAGATGGTGATACAGTTTATCCTTATACATCAGTTCCATTAGCAGTTTATAAAAGTGATAGAAACTCACAGCCATTGTTTGAAGCACAAAAAGAAATCATAGATGCTCATGATAATCTATTAAGTAAATCAGTAAATGAGATAGATAGATTCAACGCATTAGTTATGTTACTTCCTGGAAAAGTAGATGCAAACTTTATAACCAAACTTAAAGACTCTAAGATAATTGATGACTTAGATGAGTTTGAGAAATGGCCTGAGTATTTAGAAAAGAACTTAACAAGTATAAACGCATTCTATAATGACTTAGCAGATAGACTTGAGAATCTTTATTATTCAACAATTAAAGTTCCAGATTTCTCAGATGAATCATTCGCTGGTAACAGTTCAGGTATTGCAATTAAATATAAGATAATGGGATTAGAGTTTAAAGCAGCAATGATAGATGGTTATTTCTATGCAGGGTTACAACAAAGACAGAAGTTGATAAACCAAGTATTGAGCAGTGGAACAAAAACGTTTGATAGTTATAAGACAAAAGTTGATGGTAAAAGAAACTTACCTAAAGATTATAAAACAATTGCAGAAACAGTTAAGAACTTAGTTGGAGTTGTGTCTAAACAAACACTATTAAATTTCCTTCCAAATGAAATCGTATCTGATGCTGAACTTGAACTTGAGTTAATAGATAAAGAAAATGGAGTAATCGATTTAGAGAACCTATAATAACTTACAATGTTACACAGACCTCACTTAAAGTGTAATTGTGTAACATTGTAAAGATAAATATAGGAGACATAAAATGGATACAAATATAACAAAACAATTCAGGGATCCAAATTTAATAAAGTATGAGTACTTTGTTGATGATGATTTATTGGATAATAGTTTCCTTGAACTTAGAAGAAATTTACTTAAAAAGTGTTTTTTATCTAAAGTAAAGGTAAAAGAAACTAACAAACATAAAGGCATGACTTACGAGTTTTTTGCTTAATAACATTAATACAGAATTAAGGCTTGCGAGTTCTTAATAAAACAAACAAATGCTTGCGAGCATAAAATAAATATAACATTAAGCAATACTTAAGAGTAATGGCTGAAGGAATAATAACATGGAAAATACAGATAAATTACCTGTTGAGAAATCATTGGTAGTTGGTAGTCAAGAATATATAGACTTCATAAATGCAGAAAAAGGTAAATGGGCAATGGCTTATAAAGAAGACAATGCAACAAAACTTGAAGCTGAAAGAGAATCTATCAGAGAAGAGCTAAGGAAAGAACTTAATCCAGAAGAATCACCACTTGAAAAGAAAGTGAGAGAACTTGAGGAAAGAAATTCTACCAGAGAGAAAGAATTGTTAAGCAGAGATTTAAAAGATTCACTTAGAAAGAAAGCTAAGGAAATCGGAATGGATCAAAGTAGAGCAGATAGATATGCTGTTTTCGGAACAGAAGCAGAAGCTAATATGATTGCAGATTATGAATACACAAATGATATTATAACAAAAGCCATAGATGGAAAAATAAAAGGATCTTTTGATACAACACCTCCAAAGGCTGGTGGGGATAAAGAGACTAAATATGAAATGAAAGATTTAAAAGGTATGTCAAGAGACGAGATTAGAGAACTTGCTAAAAAGGGTTTAATCAACGGATATTAAAATATCTTTTATTTAAAAATAAATTAAAATAGTATGATATAGAATCATACGAAAAGGAAAAAAAGAAATGGCAATAGATAATTTCATCCCAGAAGTATGGGCATCAAAAGTTCTTGATTATCAAGACAAAGCATTAGTATTTGGTAATATTGTAAATACTGACTACGAAGGTGATATCTCAGCAATGGGTGACACAGTTCATATTAACCAATTAGGTGATATAACAGTTAGTGATTATACTAAGAACGCAGATTTAGCAGGAGCAGAAGCTTTAACAGATACAACTCAATCATTGGTAATTGATCAAGCAAAAGCAATTAACTTCCAAATAGATGACGTTGATAAAGCACAGCAAACTCCTAAGTTAATGAATCATGCAATGGAAAGAGCTGCTTATGCACTAGCAGAAGCTAAAGATGCATTTATCGCAGGTTTATATACTGGTGTTGATGCTTCAATGATCGTAGGTCTTGGAAATGATACAACTCCTCTTGTTCTTACACCAGCAAACATTTATGAAACAATTACACAAGCTGGTCTTTTACTAGATGAAGCAGATGTTCCAACTGTTGGTAGATGGGCAGTAATCGCACCATGGATGAAGAAAATGTTACTAGATTCTACAGAATTTACTTCAGCTTCTAAATTAGGTGACGAAATCAAAGTAAATGGTATGATCGGTCAAATCGCAGGTTTTACAATTTATGTTTCTAACAACGTTGTAAATACTGCAGCAACTAAGTACAAAGTAATGTTCGGAACTAACGAAGCTATTACTCTTGCTACTCAGTTACAAGAAGTTGTAGCTTACAAGCCAGAAGGTAGATTTGCAGACGCTATTAAATCACTAGATTTATACGGTGGTAAATTAGTTCAATCTAAAGGTATTGCATTAGGAACTTTCAACAAAGCCTAATCAGTAATAATCAATAAACAATAGAGAGGGCTTCGGCCTTCTTTTTTTTAGAAAAACAGGAGAAAAATATGCAGTGGTTTAAAAATACAAAAACAGGTCTAAGTTTTGAAATAGACAATGAAACAATGAAAGGTAAAAGATTAAAGTATGAAGATCTATTCAATAGATTAATACTAGATCCAGACTTTATTAAGACAGAACACCCAGAAGCAGAAGCTAAAAAGATTGCTATAGAAGTAGCTGAGAAGAAAGAACTTGAGGAATTAAGAGCTTTACAAACAGAAGCTAAGAAAGTAGTTAAAGCTAAAACTGTAATTAAAAAGTAAAATAGTAGGTGGCATAGGCTTTCTCTCCTGTTCTGTGTCACCTCATCTTTTAGGAGAGAACAATAGTGGTTATTAGTTTAACCACTAAATATTAGGAGCATTAATGAACGTAAAACAAATGAACGACTTTCAATACGATGTTGCATTAGGAAGAATTGACAGAGTTGAGAAACTATGGAAGTTTGGAGAAGGTAATGTTTCAACAACACCAACTACAGTTTGGAAAGGTTCTGTTCAACAACCAGGTTTATATATTTATCCAGATCAAGCATACATTATGGATGCTGTTTCAGATAATATTGCTGATAATACGCAAACAATGATAATACAAGGTTTAGATAAACACTGGAAGTTACAAGAAGAATTAGTTCAGTTAAATGGAACAACTCCAGTTAGTACTATATATGAATATATTAGAATAAACAGACTATCTATTTTAGGTGGTGGAGGATTAGTAGGTAATGTAGAAGTTACTCAAACTGGAACAACATCACCAATTTATAGTTATATTGCTGATGGTAATTTCGAAAGAAATCAAACTCAGCAAGCTTTTGTAACTATAGCAGTAGGTCATTCATTCTTAGCAGAAAGTATTGATATCTCTTCATTTAGTGGAAGGAAAACAAATTTATATGTTGTTGCTAGAAATTGGAAAGCTGCTGAAGATTTAGGTTTAATAGATCCACCTTTTAGAGTTCAAGCAAACTGGAATCTGTTTAATTCAACATTTCAAGTTGTTTCAAACGTTCCAATTAAAGTTGGAGAAAGAACTGACTTTGAAGCTAGAGGTTATACAGAGAACGCAACTGATAGTGTAACATCAGTGTTGCAAGGTGTATTAGTTCAAGAGAGATCAGTTCCTATTGACTTAGGAAACTTCTCAGCAATAGCAGGAACAGAATCTATTATAGTTTCTTGGGATTTACAAACACCAGCAGAAACTTCAGATATGGCAAACTTTGTTGTAGATATTTATTCAAATGTCACTAACAAATTAGTTGTTCAAAAGATACTAACTGATAAAGATTCAGTAGGAGTGACCGTCAATGGTCTAGTTACTGGAGTTGAATACAAGGTTAATGCTTATTGGGTTGGATATGACGGAAGACGAAGTACAATTGAATCAGCAAATGTAACACCAATTTAAGGAGAATAGATAAATGGCAATATGCACATTAGAACAAGTTAAGGCATTTAATTCTATAACAGTAGCAACTTATGATGCTTTAATAGAATTGAGAATACCAACAACAGAGCAATTTGTTCATGAATACACAAACAATAACTTCTTATCAGAAAATTTAGTTTCAACTGGTTATTCTAGTTCAAAGTTTTCTGGAAGATGTAAAGATAAAAGTAATAAGGGATATGAAATCTATAATGATACAAATGTATTTACTTCTGGAACTTTCACATTTGATTCAACACTAAAGACAATAACTTCTACTACAAACTCTTTTGCAGACTTTGAGATAGAAGATAACATTGTAATTGTTCAATCAACTAGAAATAACGGATTCTATACTATTACAGCAAAAGCTTCAGATAATGAAATAACTGTAAAAGAGAAACTCAGAAATGGAACAGACACAGCTTCAATCGCATTACTTGATTATGATGACTATATAACTTATATAGCTTGTAGAATGATAGGATATGATGTAATGACAAGAGATAAGACACAAGGTCTTAAGTCTCAATCATTAGATGCTTGGTCAGAATCATATACAGATAATAACAAAAGTGGTTATCCAGAAGAAATAACAACTGGATTAAATAGATACAAAATGATGAGGACTTTATAATGATTGAAAGTAGATATAATACAGACTTTACAGTTTTTACTAGATTGGAAGCTAAAGTTGATGGTAGATTATTAACAACTTATACTGAAGACTTAACAACTTACAGATGTGCTATATTTACACCAACATCACAAAGGTTTGCAATCTTTGGTAAGAAGCAATTTGCAATAGAAAAGAATTTATATTGTTCTGTAGATACTCCAATAGTTCTTGGCGATTATATAGTAGTTGATGGAAATGAATACGACACAGTATCACTTCAGAATACTAACAACTTAAATCATCACTTCTCTATTGGACTAGTAACAAGGAATACATAATGGGAGCTATATCAGTAAAGTTTCATACTGAAATTGATCAGTTCTTAACTGGTTATACTAAAAACAAAGCAAATGTATTAACTAAGATAGGTAAAATAGGAGTTGCAAATATTAAATCAGAAACTCCTGTATTAACTGGAAGGTTACAATCAGGTAATGATTATAATGTTGATAAAGATACTGTAAATTTTATCAATGATACTCCATATGCTTCATATGTAGAGAGAGGAACTTGGAAACAATCTGCAAATCCTTATATGAGAAGAGGGTTTAATAAAAGTCTTCCAGCTTTTAGATCTATTTTATTAAATGGATTAGCACCTTCAAATAAGAATTATAACGTAACTATTGATAGCTTTGATATATAGGAGAATATATGACATTAACACAGATTATATATAATATATTAGACACTTCAGTTGATATAACAATACCTAACATTTATGCTGGGTTTGCTAATGAAGACAAAAGTGCAAGAGATGGTTTATTAACCTTCTTTTTATTACCATCGCCTGGAGCTAACTTCACAGATGGAACAAGTGTATCACAATATCAGTTTGATATTTGGGACAAAGATATTTACCAAGCAGAAGTATATAAAGAAGAAGTTATTAAAGCTTTATTAGGCTTAGCTGGTTGGTATGATGAAAAACCTTTAATATTCGTAATGAACTCTGATCTTGGAGCAACTTATGATATGGATGGAGATATATGGCATTACCCAGTAATATTTGATATTAAATGGGTAAGATAATATATAAATAAAATTAAAATATAGATATACTAAGAAAAGTAATCTATTAAAATCAAGGAGATTTTAAAATGGCAAATTTTACAAATACGGATCTAGATACATTACTAGCTCAACCTACTTTCTTCGGTTATAGACCTTATGGATCAGGAGCACCTTTCGCTAAAGCTGTTTTCGCAAACGGAGCAAGTTATACACAGAACACAGAAGTTACTACAATTTCATTTGATGATGTTGGTGACGTTCAAGACCAAGTAGCAAACGAAACAGCTACAATTTCAATTTCAAGTGGTAGAGTATTAGACCCAGAGTTTATATATGATATCACAGGTGGATTATACACTAAGACTATCATAGATGGAACACCAGTTGTAGGTGCTACTCAGAATATAGCAAGTGGAGCATGGTTATTTGACGAGATAGTTCTAGTAGAGAATCAAAACGGAGACTTAACAGAGCCATCAATGACTTCTGTAACAGGTTCTGTAGATGGTGCCTTAGTTGATGGAACTGATTACAATATGGTATTCTTACCTAATGTTGGTTGGGGAATAGCAATCGTTGATAGTGCAACTGTAACAGTTGAAGCACAAGACATTGATTTAGTATATAATTATACACCAGTAGGAAGCACAAAGCTTACAAGAGGTGGAGTTAAAACAATTACTCCTATCGAAATCGGTTTTGAAGTAATTAATGACGATGGAACTTACAACCAGTTCATCTTCTACAAATGTAGTTCTGATGGTGCTGATGGTCATGGTTTCGGTTCTGAGAACTCAGCTGAGCCAATTACAATGGACTTAACATTCTCTGCAAAGAAAGATACAAATAGAGCAGATGGAGATCAACTAAACAGTAAAGAGTTTGGTGTAGCAGCTTCATTATTCGTATAAAAAGAAGAAGATTGATACAGTAGATAATACTGTATTAAATTAAACGTAAGGGAATCTAATACAGATTCCCTTTTTTTATTAGTATAGAGTAATAATTTATACAACAATTATATCTTATCAAATCTTTATCAGCTTTGGTAAAGATAATACTAAAGGCAATAACGTCTTTAAATAAAAGAATTTTCAGGAGAGAAAAGAAGATGAAAAATATTTATGATTTATCAATACAAAATCAAACAGCAAAAGAAAGAAGAACATTAATATCAGACTCTGGTAAAGAATATGATGTTAGCTTTGTTCCAGCAATTATAAACAGAACTTATTACGTAAGATGGGCTGAATACAATAAAGATATGGTTGTAGAGTTACATAAGTTTATAGATGTTCAAAAAAAGGCAACTGAAGGTGGAATAATTACAGAAGAAGATATGGCTACAATTAATAGCTATTCAGACTTAGCTAAAGAAGCTGCTCAATGTGGATTAGACTTAATAGTTTTTACAATGAAATCTAATGGTTACAAAGACTTTGATGAGGATGAGTTACTTAATAACTTCTCTCAGAAATCAATAGCATTTGCCATAAACTTTATCATGGGACTAGAAGATAAAAAAAAAGTGAAGAAAAGTCCGAGAACCAAAAAAGCAAATTAATAAATTGGAAATATAGTTATCAAAAAACTTATGGTATATTAAAAAGAGAATACAATATAAGTCAATCAGAAGCATTAACTGAATATTCAGAAGATCAACTGCAAGACTTAATGTCTCAATTACCTACAGAAAGAATAGTAACAATATCGCCTGGAATGTCTAAAATGGAAGCTGAGAATAAATACTTAGAATCTTTCATGGATAGAGACGTACAGGCAGTTGAAAATGCATTTGAATTAGCAATGTTAAAAAGTGATAGAGCTAGTGCAAAAGCAAATTTAAAGAAAGCACAAACAAAACCTGAGAAGAATTTCTATGAGAAACAAATCACAGAATTAACAAATAAAATAAATAAGCTATAGGAGGTCTATAGATGGCTTTAAATTTAGGAGAATTAATATTCAGCGTAGGGCTTGAAGACAGCGATTTCCAACAAGACTTGAGAGGAGCAAATCAAGCGATGGCAGATTTTGGTAGCAAAGCTAGCAAAGTTGGTAAAGAACTATCGTTAAAATTAACAGCTCCACTATTAGGTTTAGCGGCTGTGTCACTTAAAGTTGCGGCAGACTTTGAAGTATCAAGCAAAAAGTTCGCTAAAGCATTTGAAGGTGCTGGGGATGAAGCAGCAACTGCTGTAGAAAGATTAAACACAGAGTTTGGTCTTGCTAAATCAGAAGCAACTGCCTTACTTGCATTTACAGGAGACTTATTAAAAGGTTTCGGTGCAACATCGATACAAGCATTAGAATTAGCAGAAAGCACACAAGTATTAGCAGCTTCTTTAGCAGCTTACAATGGTGTTCCAGTCGCAGAAGCGTCTAAATCTATTACCAGTGCTTTAACAGGTGAAAGAGATGCACTTAAAGGTCTTGGTATTGTTATATCAGAAGAAGCAGTTAAAAGACAATTACTTTTAGATGGAACTGAAAAATTAACAGGACAAGAATTATTATTAGCAAAGGGTCAAGCAACTCTTAAACTTGCTTACAATCAATCATCAGACGCAGTAGCTTCATTCAAAGAGAATCAAGAAACAGCAGCTTTTCAATCAGCAAAACTAACAGCAGATTTAAAAGATTTAGGTGTTGAGTTTGGAACAATATTACTACCAGTTTTAAAATCTGGTGTAGAAGTAATATCAGGTATAGTTGAACAATTCTCTGATATGACTGAAGGTCAAAAGACTACAATATTAGTAGCAGCCGCAGTAGTTGCAGCAATTGGTCCAGTTATAGCGATAATTGGAACAGCAACAACAGCAATAGCTGGACTATCTACAGCAATGGCATTCTTAGCAGCAAACCCAATTGTATTAGCAGTTGCAGGTGTAGCGTCTTTAGGACTAGGTATAGTAGCTTTAGTAAAACATGCAAAAGATAAAAACATAGAGAAGCTTACAGAACAGTTTGGAGATCTAGGTAAAGAACTTGGTAAAACAGCTGATGAGATGGATGACTTTGTTAAAATTGCTTCAAAAGTTGAGAAAGCTTTAAAATTAAATGACTTTCAAGGTGACTTAGCAGAAACATCAAGTCAGGTTAAAGAGTTAGCGAAGAACTTAGGATTGACTGAAGAAGAAGTTGTATCTATTGGTTTAGCATCAGAAGATTTATCAAATGAAATGAAGAAGAATCTTACTGTTATAGATAATCAACTAACAGCAGAAAAAGAATTAGCAGAAGAAGCTGAGCAACAATTACAGCTAAAGAGAGATCTTGTAAATAAGCAAGAAGAATCTTTAACAGCGTCAGGAAACTTATTAGAAACTGAAAGTGAAATACTTGCTAGAAAAGAAGCTCAAATAGAACTTCAAGAAGCAATAAACAGAAAATACAAAGAAGGTTATGCAGACATTCTTAACATACTTGAATCTGAAAAGTCTCAGGTAGAACTTATTGATGATCAAATAGCTGGATTAGAAGACTTAAGCTTTGAGAACACAACTCAAGAAGCTAATAGACTTCAAGCAATAGAAGTATTAAAAGAAGCAAGATTAGAAGCAGTTGAGGAAGAAGGTAGAGAAGCTAGAGAAAAAGAGCAAGAAAGATTAGACTTCCAAGATGAATGGCTTGACAAAGTAGAGAAATCTTCAGCATCAAGACTAGAACTTATAAACTTAGAAGAACAAGAAGCAATTGCTTCAGCAAATAAAATAGGTGCTGATACAGATGCTATTGAGCAATTCTATTTTGACGAAAGAAAGAAACTTGCTAAGGTTTTAGGTGAAGAGAAAGTTCAAGCTGAAGAAAAAAGAACAGCAGAACTTCTTAAACAGAAAGAAATTGATGATAAAATAGCTAAAGCTAATCGTGGATTATTAGGTTATATCAAAGATCAATTTGGTATTCAAGATAAAATCAAAGAAGCTTCAGAAGATACTTTAAAATCTCAAGAAGATAGAAAAGATGTTACAGAAGATACTACAGATATAGTTGAAGAAAACCTTGTAGTTGAGAAAGATACTACTACTGAGATTGAAGACCAAATAGCTCTTATTAAAGAAAAGAATATAGCTCAAGGTATAGCAATTGAGGAAACTATAAAAGCTAATGATGAAGCAATATCTTCAGCAGAAGAAGAGCTTGAATTAAATATAAAGCTTGCAGAAATTATAGAACAAGAACTTGCATTAAGTAGTAGCAAAAGTCTTATAAAATCTAAAGAAAAAGAACTTGAATTATTAGAAAAAGAACAAGAAGGTATTATAGCACTTGGTGATTATTATGATGAGAATGATACAAATAGAAAGAAGATTGGTGCAGAGTTTGCAATACAAAATAGTAAAGACGCAAAACAAAAACAAGCTGATATACAAGATGAAATAGATCTTGAAGAAGAACGTGTCAAACAACTAGAGAAGAACATAAAAGAAACTAGAGAACTTGAAGCTCTTTTTGAAGAGAAGAAACGATTAGCATTAGAACTTGAAAAAGCTGCTGAAGATGGAAGAAGCAAAGAAGCTATAGCGAACTTAGAAGAAGAGTTAAAAGTTGTAGAAGGAGTTGTAGAAGCTAAAATTGAAGCAGTTGAAACTATTGCTGTAGCAGAAGAGAAAGCAGTTGTAGAAACAATAGATAACTTTGGAACAGTAGCATTAGAAAATGCTGATACTATATCAGGGACTATATCAACTATTTTCTCAACAATGTCAAAAGCATTAACAGTTTCTACTAAAGATATAGATGAATCATTCGTAGAGATTGGTTCAACTCTAACAGCAATTGGTGTGGCATCAGGAAATGTCTATGTTGCAGCGGCTGGTCTAGCAATTCAAGGAATAGCATCTATATTCACTTTTGTTGGTGATGCAGAAGATGCAGCGTTAAAATCAAAAAATATAATAACAGCTATTGGTAATAGAGTTGCACAAGAAAGATTAGATCAATTAATAGATGAACTAAAAGCTGAGTTTGATTTAAGAGAGAAAGCTATTGAAGCACTTTATGAAAGTGAAGTTGATATAGCAATAGAAAACTTAAGTGACGTTCAAAAAGAAAGACTAAAAGATCTTGGTGTTGTTCAAAGAACTGAAGAAGAGATTATAGAAGAAAATAGAAAAACTGCTATAAGATCATTCAAGAAGAAACTTAATGAAGAAATAAACCTAAACCGTGATGCTGAAGAGGAAATCTTAGGTGATACACTAGACTCATTAGATAAAGAGTTGGAAGCAAGATTAGCACTTATAGACACAGATTTAGCCGCTAGTATATCCGCTTTAGATGAAGAGTTCTTAGCTGAGAAAGCAAGACTTGGTGAATTAACAGCAGAAGAAATAGCTTTAGCAGAATTTAAAACTCAACTAAAGATTGATAGAGATGAAGCAGATAGATTAGCACAAATTGCTAAGATTTTAGAATTAAGAGAAGCTGGTAAAACAGCAGAAGCAGATGAACTTCAACAGAAATTAGATTCTGAAGATGCATTATTAGCTTTTGAAATAGCCGCTCAAATCTCAAGAGAAGCAAATGACCAAGCTCTTTTAGACTTAGAAGCAGAAAAACTATTAGCAGAAACTGATAGAATTGCTGAAGTTCAAAGGTTAGAAGAAGAAGCAGATACTGCAAGACTATTAGCAATTGATAACGAAGAAATAGCTAGACTTGCTGCAATAGACGCAGAAGAAGAAGCTAGAATATTAGCATATGATAATGAATCAGAAAGATTAGAAAGTGCTAATACAGACGCATTAGACGCAATAGATGATATATTTGAAGCACAACAAACAGCAGCACAAGACATATTTGATGCAGAAAAAGAATATAAAAATGCATTAGCACAACTTCAATATGAACAAGCTGTAAATGATTTAGCAATTAGATTGTTAGCTGTTAAAGCTGAAAAGATTAAAGCAGTTTCAGAAGTTCCTTGGTATCAAGCAGGAATATTTGGAAATACTGATGATAAAGTTTCTAGTGCATATAATAAATTAATATCTTTAGTAGAAGGTATAACAATTCCAGATCCAGTATTTTTAGCAAATGGTGGTATTATTAATCCTTCAGTAGGTGGAACAAACGCTGTTATAGGTGAAGCTGGAAGTTCAGAAGCTGTAATACCTTTAAATGATGCATTCTTTAACAGATTAGCAAAAGCGGCTACAGGCTCAACTATGGGAAGTAACGTAACTAGTAAAGGTAATAATAATGGATCATCAATTATTAATGTAGTTTTAGATGGTAAAGTGATAGCTAAATCCACAATTGATTTAGTTAATAATAAAATTTATACAATAGATTCAAGAAGTATAAGATAATAAGGAGATAATAAATGATTTGTAAAAGTGGAGAGGATTTCCATTTTGATGAAATACACTGGATAATTGGAGCACAATATAAATATAAAGATAAATATTTTAGAGGTTTAGTAAATGGAAAATATATTGCTTTTCATAGATATATATACATTAAACATAAAGGTGTTATAAATAAAGGCAATGTTATTCATCATAAAGATTTTAATCCACTTAACAATTCAATTGAAAATCTAGAATCATTATCAACTTCAGAACATATGAAGTTGCACGGAAAGTGTTTTACAGATTCTCACAAAGAATGGATAAGAATTGGAAAGGTTGGGTGTAAAAACCCAATGTTTGGTAAAAGTGGAGAAGATAGTCCAACATATAAATATAAGGATGGAGATGTATGGCAAATACCATCAGGTCCATGGAAAACAAAAACAGGTGGTAAGATAAAGTTAATAAAAAAATCTGAATACCATCTTTATAAGGAAATTAACCTTAAAGGAGAGACTTATCATTTTATTATGGGATAATTTAATAACAGATGCGGTTTTAACATCAAGTTCTGAAAACTTAAGTAAGCCAATAGATAACTTAAAAGACACTAACCTAGCGAAGTATTTTGAAATGACTTCAGGATCTGGAAGCGTGGTCATAGACCTTTTAAGTGCTCAACAAATAACTGATTTTATGATTCCATCAACAAATATTACTTCAGGCTTTACAACACTAAAGCTTGAAGCTAATACTACAAATAGCTGGGCTTCTCCAGCTTATTCTGTTGATTTGGAATTATACAACAACACATACATAGGAGCAAAAGATATTAATCAATCATATAGGTATTGGAGATTTGTTGTAAATGATACAAACATAACTACAGTTAATTTAGGATACTGTTATATTGGGGATAGACTTCAATTACCTGGAATCGATCCTTCTATATCATTAAGCTATAATACACAAACAAGCACATCTTTCTCAGTATCTCAACAAGTATATTCTGATACAGGAGTTGATTATTTCTCATCAGAGTTTGAGTTTCCATTAATTACGGAATATCCTGTAGTTATAGATGGTAAGCAAATTGCTACAAGAGAAGATATATTAGAGTTTTGGTATTTTAACAAAGGTGCGACACCAATCATAATTGTTATATGGGATAACAACCGTGATAGATTTCCGCCAGTGTTCGGGTTAATAACTCAGAATCAACTTGAGTTTTCAACAGATAGCACACAAGCACACTATTCTATGAATCTTAATTTTGTAGAGACAAAATAATGAGCTTGTGTAAAGATAAATATAAAGGCAAGGAGACGCAAACATGAGCGGAAGAAAAATAGAAAATTCAACTATTGCTAGTGCAGACTGGACAGCGGAAGTTGAATCAAAAAATATATTAAAAATAGGTTTTAATAACATGGAATTCACACAGATGGATACTACAACAGTTCCAGCTATTGTTGCTGGTTCTTCTGTTGATGTAAATGGTATCATTTATATATTCGATGGAACAGAAGTAGTAACAGGTTCTCCATCGAATGGAGAAGTATTCGTTAAAATTACTGGAGGTGCAATAGCATCTGCATCTTTTACAAATGAATCAATACCAGCATATGACTTTGATAGAAAAGGTTATTATAATGTTAGTGGAGAAAGATTAATTATACAGATGACTAAACTAGGAGCATCTTATACAAATAAACAACAACTTAGTACAAACTATATAGATAGACAATTATCAATTGGTTCTGGACCATCTAGTGATAAATTAAGTGTATTTCCTAATCAAGATATTTCAGCTAGTATTGGTAATTTAAAGATGTGGAATACAGCAACAGCTACTTATTTATCACATTATGCCATGGGGGAATCAACAACAGATTATGGATTTTTACAAACAAATTTAGGAACCTGTCAGACTAATGCCCCATCTGGACAAAGTGTAAAAATTAGAAATGCTAATATAGATGTAGCAACCTTCTCTGATTCAGCTATTAATTTATTAAAGCCTGTTACTGTTAGTAGTGATAGTATTCAATCTACTGCTTTTACATTAACAAATACATCAGTTGGTGGAACATCATGGATAATGCAAACTCTTGGATCTTTTCAAAACAATACAGGAACTTTAAGATTTTACAATAATACAATAGGAACAGCAGCTTTATCTATGACAAAAGAAGGTAGAATGTTTACAGGTTTAATTGATAACGGTGTAGACCTTTTACAAGTTGGTTCTAATACAGATATCTCAGCTAGTATTGGTAGATTAAGAGTAACAGGTAGTGGAACAAATATGTATCTGTCGCACTATTCATTAAATGCTCTAACTGAGTTCAGTAGTATTGTAACACAAGCAGGTGCACATGTACTTAATGCCTTAGCAGGTCAAAATCTAGACATCAGAAACGGAGGGCTTAACGTTGCACAATTCTCAGGATCAGCAATTAGCTTATTAAAGCCTACTACTGTAACTGGACTAGTAGGGAGTAGCGAATTATTTCGTGTCGAAAAAAACGGATCT